CCATAGTCTTGGTAAGGTCAGCAGAATCCCCTGAGTCAAATAGTAGAGACTGATCTATCTCATAGGCTTTACCACCTGATGCGGCTAATAGTTTTGTAGATCCAAAACTCATTACGTTAGATCCTGTCCTGCTGTGAAGCCATAATATATTGTGCCTCCATCAACTGTGTGAAACACAAATACATCTACATCACCACTGCCTGTGCTGATCGTAGGGGCTGTTCCTGCCGCCCAATCCACTGACCCCGGCCATGTTATGGTTCTTGCTGAAGAGTCCTGAGTAACCTTCAAAATAAAGGTACTAGCGTAACCACTCACCGCAGGGTTGCTGAACGTATATGTTACGTTTTCACTGAGCGTGTGAGTAAACACTGTTCCCAGATTCAAGTTAAGGGTTGCGGCATTACTGCTGGAGCTAACCGCTGTGCTTTCTTCTTGAATCCCTGCGTCAAACTTGACTACTTGATTCTCATCAATGTGGATTGCAGGGGTCGTACCTACCGTAGAACCTACACCAATCAACAGGTCATCTGCTGAGTCATCGAGTGCTACATAAAAATCTTGGGCGTTCCCGTCAAAAACCAGCTTACTGTCTACAGCGGCTGCATCGCCAATTGTCACAGAGTCATCTGTAATGGTCAGGACGCTATTTGTGCCTACAGTAGAGCCTTCTCCAATTACCAGTTTATCTGCGGAATCATCGAGGCCTATATAAAAATCCTTGGCGTTCCCGTCAAAAACTATCTTGGTATCTTCCGCACCAGCATCACCAATGGTCAGGGTAGGTGTTGTACCATTCAACGCTATTGTCTGGGCAACTATATCACCTACAGTGCTAGAGGCTGCTTGTCCTACCCCAATACTCTGGGCAAACTTAACATCTTGGTTTTCATCAATCTCTATAGCAGGGGTTGTGCCAACTGTCGATCCAAGACCAATGACTAGATCATCAGCAGAATCATCAAGACCTATATAGTAATCTTGAGCGTTGCCGTCAAAAACCACTTTAGTATCAACTGCCGCTCCATCACCCACTGTTACGGAATCATCATCTAGGGTGAGTATCGAATTGGTTCCAACGGTAGAACCTTCCCCGATTACTAATTTATCAGCAGAATCATCAAGACCCACATAAAAGTCTTTCGCGTTGCCGTCATAAACTATCTTGGTGTCCGCCGCAATGCCCGTACCTACGGTCATGCCGTCCACAGTTAAATCAACAAAAAGTTGTGTAACGGTTGCTCCGGTTCCTGCGCCATTAAATTTTAAAGCTATGTCTTTACCGTTTGGAATTTCAAAATCGTTAGAAGCACTGTAGTTGCCTTGGAACACAATGACAGATCGACTGCCTGCAAGGCTGTTTCTAAAAAATACAATTTTTTCAGCGTCATTCGGGGTTAACTGAACATACGCCGTTCCACCTAAATCACCGCCATCAGCAAATTCAATAAATTTGTTTCGCCCGTTTGAACTTGCTCCGTCGGTAATCGGTAAAGCAGTAGGCGACCCTGAACTTCCGGCAGAAGATAATGTAACAGAAATAATGCCATTTATAGCTTCGTCGGTTAGGTCCCAGTTCGTATTAGTAGTGCCACCCCAAGTTCCAGACTGCTCTCCGGTGCCTATCTTTTCAATACCTAAATTTGTTGTATATGTACTTGCCATAATTATTTACCTACGCTGCAATATCTACCCAATCAGGGGTTTGAGATGCTGTTATATTTGTCCAAGTTGTTCCCACAGTGGGGTTAATTTCATTCCAAACTAAAACACCACCTACTGCACCACTTGCAGATACCCCTGTGACAGATGCTTGAACTTGAGGTACAACACTAATTGTGCCCAAAGCGGTCGTACCCGCCAACCCTGTAACAGAAACATTAGCATCACCGTCAATCGTAACGCTACCAACACTTGCGGTTCCCGCTATCCCTGTAACAGAAACAGATGCCGTGCCGGTGGCGGTAACACTACCTACACCACCTGTGGCTGCAATACCAGTAACGGCAGCACTTACATCGCCTTCAAAACTAACACTACCTACCGCGCCTGTAGCACTTGTAATAGCTTGATCTACGTTCCAAGCGCCACCGTTCCAACTTTGACCAGAACTATTCCAGCCAATATATGTGACTAAAGCATCGGCCATTAGGCGATCCTGATAATAGCATTACTTGCATCGGCTGTTGGAAATACAATAGTAAAATCTCCACTTGTTGATGCCTTGTCCCCACCAAAATCTAAAACGCAGACCGTGGGGTCCCCACTTGCGCTGTCATTAAAGATTAAAGCACCTCTAGCCGTAATGGATGATGAACCAAACGTTACGTCAGCAAAATCCGTAAAAGCTGTAGTGCCACTTGTGGTTGGGTCTACCCTAGTCAAAGAAGCACCTTTTGCCGTATAACCTGTGCCGCTCACCTCATTACTGGTGGTATACGCCGTAGTAGCCGCAGTAAAGCTGGCACTATTGGTATACAATGCAATGTTAAAGGTGTTGCCACCAGAGTTTTTAAAGTTATGCACAGCTTCCATAAGCTCTTTTTTAAAGCTGGTACACATAAAATTTCCACTGAATGCCATTACAATCTCCTAATTAAATCTGCTAATTCTGGTTGTCCCGCATTTAGTAACGTATTGTACACCGTCGTGCGATCACTTTTAATAGCTTCTCGCATATATAGTGTTAACGTTTGCACTAAATACTTTCTAAAAGTATGCGCTTGCTCTCGTATTATGGGGTTGGCTTGGTCTGAAATACTAATAATTTTATCAGCACACCGTTCAGCCACCTCTTCCGGGGTAAAACCCCGTTTTTCTGTTGTTTGAACAGAAACTTTAAATTCTGGTCCAAACCCTACCCCTAACGCCTCTGTGTTCATTGTTTTGGCCTAATTACTTGCCCTTTCATATATTCGTCGGTCACTTCTTTAGCTTCACCAAACTGTTTTAAAGTTGCAATTCCTTCCATAAAACGTTGTTGATAATTAGTTATTAAGTCTTGTTCCCCTTTCATGTACGTGTATGCCTCTATTAAAGAACCATACAACAAGGAAATCGTTGCATTTTCACTAAGCCACGTAGTACCGCTGTCTGCCCCTGCCGTTAAACTGGTTGGACGATAAAAATAATGCACTTCAACATCAGAAGAAGCACTTGGTGTGGGACCAATAATAAAATTAGTTACATCAAACAAAGCATAAAAACGAGGATCGCCCGTAGTAGCCGGGTTGGGGTTAAATGTTTGAATAAAATTAACATCTTTAAACTCTAAAAAAGTTTTTTCACTACTAGAATTTGTAAAAGATAACGAATAGGGGGCTAAAAAGTCCGTAGGAACGGTTAAAAATTGATTAGATGCGGTCATGTTTCCAGACGCATTTTTACGAAATAAACTTAACTGTACCATTTTTAAAATACGTTCTTCAGCAGCGCGTATAAATACAGGAAGGTTGGTTACAAAAGACGTTTCATCGTTTTCTGCATAATCTTGAATGGCTGATTTTAATTGGGTGTATGTAAAACTCATGTGGTTACCGTAACCTGTCCAATTTGTCCAAAACCTTTTATAGATTTAAACGTAGGTCCTTCTATAACAGGAACCCCCGCATAAACATCTAATACTTCGGTCCTGTCTGGTCTTGGGTTTTTTAACGCTTGTGCGTCAATAACATTACCTAAAGGCTCTAATTGTGGCTGTTTGGCTTCCCACTCATCAAAACCTACTAACATGCCTGTCCATTCTTTTTTCATATCGTGTAAACGATAACGAAAGCCGGAACGATCTGAAATCCCGTAAGCCTTGTTTCCTACAGCATATTTTGACACTATCTAAGCCTCATATACGCTAAACTTGGTTGCACTTGCGAGGAAGCACGATCACGATCTTCTGCTGCCGCACGTTCAAATTCTTCTTCGTACACCGCTTTTAACAGTTGTATACGATCAGGGGCTTTTTTTATTGATAAATAATAAGCTAACCCTGCGGCTAAACACGGGTAAAAACGAAACGGTAAATCCATTGTATTAGTATAGGTGTCCGAATCGTCCATACGCACTAACCTATCAAAAATAATACTGTCTGTACTGTTTTCTGGAATAGGCCACACTTTTAACACGGGCGTTATTTGACGATCTATAAAGAACTGCGACGCCCTTGCTTGCTGTGTTTTACTGGGAATATTAAGATAAGCATCCCGGCTTATCCGCGTAATTCCATAATCCGTCGTATCCCGGCGAATTACAGCCGATAAAATATCAATGGTAGATTGAACCGGGGTTAAGTCTACCGCCGCAGACAACGTGGTTGTTGCTCCACTTGTACCTCCCGTTAACGTTTCACCACTACTAAACGTTCCCGTAGGTATAGTAATTGCCATACTTGTGGACGAAGGTAAATTAGTGATTTTTGCTGTTGCCGCACTCGTGCCCCCTGTGATTGTTTCCGCCACAGAAAACGAACCACTTGCGCCTACCGTTATATTTAAGTTTCCTGCCGGATAATCACCTATGCCTTGCGCAGTTATAATGGTCGTTTGTTTAATCGTCCATTGATTTAAACCGCGATTAGCCCAATCCGCCAACATTAAATTTAAAGAACGTTTGGCTGTTTTTAAATCGTAGCCCGTGCGAACTTCTAAGCCACAACGCTCATACGCTTCTTCTACATATTCCGCAACATCTAGTTCAAAGTTTTTTGAATCAGAAACTGCCACTATTTATATCCCCGCACTCTCGGCGAATCTATAACTGTGGTTGCTTCTTGTACGTGCAAACGAACTGGACCACCTTGCTTTTTCTTGGTCGCAGTTTTAGCGGCTTGTTTAAAAGCATCTGCGGAAGGCGCACCTTTTGCACCTTTTTCCCTCATTTTTTCGCCAGAGCCTTGAGCTATTCGTTTACGTTTTGCGTGTATGTTTGCATACAATCCGGGTTTAGCCATTATTTTTTCACCTTTCCGCCACGTTTTCTTTTTATTGCCATTTTTGGTTTAGCCGCCATGCCGCCACCACGCATTTTCTTCATAGCCATGCCGCCACCACGCATTTTTTTAACCCCTACTTTTGGTTTAGCGGCCATGCCGCCACCACGCATTTTCTTCACTTTTTTAACCGGTTTTTTAGCCATGTTTTAAACCCCTATACAAGTTTTTTCGTTGAGAATAAAGCTCCATTACATCTTTATTGTCTGCATAAGACAAATAATAACCTTTTGCTCGTAAAGTTTCTGCTGATTCTTCCAATTTAGATAACCTTTGTACATAAGTTACCGCATACATGGTGTCGGTCAATCCGTCAAACTCTTGGTCAAAAACCGTTTCACCGTAACCTTGTTCCTCTGGTTCATCGTCTGGATGAAATCCCATCAGCCATATATCTTTATCAATGAACATGCCGTTAGCTATGGCTTTGTTTAATTGCCCTAAATAATAATGAAATTCTTCTGGCTCTTTACAATAATCAAAATCCACCAACAAACATACGTCAAGCTCATTCGGATACTGTGAAATTAAAGTATACAACGATTGTTTACAAGAACCATAGTTAAAAGTTACGCCTACTTTATCCTGCGCCCACGCTGCTTTAGCAAAAGGACACGCCGGTAAATCGTTAAAAAATTCATTTGGTTTTTCTAATGCGTGCGCTGACCATGCACGTAATTCTTCACAAACTTGTTTTTCAACTCCGGTAAAGCAAGCTTGAATAGTCATACAAAATAACGTGTTGCTTTTCTGCGGTTTGCCATGATTGCGCCACAGCCTTTGTTCTTTTTACGTTTCCCTTGTGCAAGTTTACGATTGCCGGTTAACTGTTTAGACGTTGATGATCTGTTCATACATTCCCCTGCGTAATAAAGTAATACACCACGGCAGCTAATTGCATTAACATACCACTTAAAACTGCCCAAAGTTTTACATCTAAGCCGTCTATGTCTTTTTGCATATGTGTTAAATGGTTGTTTTCAAGGCGATTTAATACCGCTTCAATAACAGAGACACGTTTATCTAAACTTTGTAAGGCTTCCTTTTCTTGCTTTGTTGCCATTAGCACTTCCACCTTTTTCTAGCTTGGCGCAAACGACTGTTGGGATTTTTAGCAGCTTTAGGAAACTTTTTCATTTGACCCGCAGAACGAGCGCAATACGACTTTCGTCGCTTCGCTGCTTTACTACCTTTTTTAACTTTTCCGGTAACTGCGGTTTGCAATTTACTGCCCGGATTAGCTTTTCGGTGCGCAGCTACGCCTTTTTTAGTCATGCCCGCCCCAGATTTAGTGGGGCGGTAGTTTGCGCCTTTACCTTTTGTAGTTCTTCTAATGGCAGTTTCTTTTTTACGAGCCATTAAAACCCCCTATTTAGGAGTTAAGCGAAGAATACAGTCATAGACGACATTGTTGTTTGTGTGTAAACAACGTATGCGCCTGCATTGCACCTAATACCGGAATCAGGGATGTCGGGATACTCTGTCGTGTTTGCCGATGCCACCGTATTGTATTGCATACGAATAGACCCGGTCCCCGACGTTTCTCTAAATGTAATTGTTCCCGCTGTTCCTGTATTGACCACGTAAAGACCACGTAATCGACAGCTACCTTGAAATACGGGAGCGGCTATAGACGTTCCCGACCCTGCTTCAACATTACCGGCAGTAGCGCCACTACACGCAATTTGCGTCACCGTAGCAAAAAATTTGCTTCCCGTGGCCACGTCTGTGTTTGCC